TGTATGGTATCTGCTTTTAATGTACTCATAGCGTCACCAATGTCCCACCGCTTTCAACGGTTAATGTAACACCACTAGCCACAGTAAACGGACCAGTTACGTTGGCGTTCTCTGTAGCTAAGATGGTTGTATTTGCTGTGAGGGATTGTGCGTTGGTACGGAACAAACCACCAGCCTTGAAGTTACCCTTGTTCTCAGCGGGTGGTGTAATCGTACTAGCTTGAGGTGCTAGGTAATTTACAAAGATGTTACCTGTTCCAGAGGAAGGGGCAGCAGTGAATGTGAGTGTGGTTCCATCAGGAATAGTGTAGGCTGCTGTGTCCTGTACGACACCATCAACTGATACCAGTACGTCTTGCACAGAAGATACTGTTGTAGTCAATGTAAATGTGGTATCGCTACCGTCACCATTAAAGCGTTGCACAGCTTTAGTAGCTTGGTAGGAACCCGGAACTTTCTGACCAATATACGGCATACTCTATTCCTTATGAACTGATAGTGTCAACTACAGAGACCCAAACATCTGCGCTTGCTGTAGTATCACTTTGTACTTTAAGTACATCACTTGATTGCATTACAATCTTTGCACCGCCATCTAATACCTGCAAGGCTGAACCTACAGGGATAGGTGCATCTTTAATAATGTAGTAGTCATTAGACCCATCATTAATAAACACATCCATTAGAATCTGTGTTGTTGTAACATTAGCAATATTGATACCAATAAGCGCATCATCAGAGTTAGCTGTACGCAATGTTACTGCGCCTGTACCAACATTCCTTGTAATGTTTCTTTCAAAATCCTGTGCCATTTTGTCTCCTCTGTATAGTATACAGTATTAATGTTTTGCAGTCAAGGTTATAATGCAATTGCCATTGCGACTGCAAAGCCAGCGGTTGCACCTGCAGATGGTAAGTTAGTTAACTGTGACCCATCTACTGCTGGTAATCTGGCTGACCCATCCAAAACCACAGTATTACCAGCAGAAGTTCCTGTATCGGTAACTGCTGCAGTTCCCAGTCCTAGTGAAGTACGTGCGGTTCCGGCAGTCTCTAAGACAAAGTTAGACCCATCACCTACAATAAAGCCACCATCTGTTACTGCTAATCCAGCTACATCTTGAAGCTGTGCATCTAGTCTTGCATTAGCTACTGTTCCTGTAAGCTGAGACGCATCGATGCTTTTGTTTGTAAGCGTGTCTGTTGTTGCCTTACCGACTAGGGTATCTGTGGCTGCAGGTAAGGTAACAGTTACGTCTGCTGTAGCTGCAGGTCCAATAAGGGTTACTGCATTTGTACCATTATCTGTATCTTCTTTAAATAGTATAGAACCTGCTGCTGATGCGGAACCTGTTAGTATAGGAGCAGTAATACTTTTGTTTGTTAATGTCTGTGTACCTGTAAGTGTAGCTACAGTAGCATCTATAGCTATATCATTAGCATTAGCAGTAATTCCTGTACCGCCTACAACGTCTAACGTAACTGCACCGCTAGTACCACCCCCAGTAAGTCCTGCTCCTGCAGTTACTCCTGTTATATCGCCAGAAGGAAGTGCTGCTACTTCTGCATCTACATATGCTTTAATAGATTGTTGGGTAGCAAGATGACTGGCACTGTCAGAAGACATATCATCTTCATCTTTAATGGAAGTTCCACTTATTGAACCGTTAAGCACTGCACTTGTCAGGGTTTTATTTGTTAGCGTATCTGTTGTAGCCTTACCTACTAATGTATCTGTAGCAGCAGGTAGTGTAACTGTTACATCTGCAGTTGAAGCAGGACCAATCAAAGTTACTTTATTTGTACCATTATCGCTATCTTCAAAAAACTCTGCAAATCCTGCGCTTGTTGCACCATTTTTAAGTTGTAATCCAGCATTAACTACAGGAGTTGTTATTGTAGGTGTTGTAAGAGTTTTATTAGTGAGGGTTTTGGTTGTTTGAGAAAGGTAGGTATCAAAAGTATCCACAGTTGTTTGGCGCATCGTGCCGCCATCGTTAGTAAGAAGACCATCCCCACCAGCTACGGCTGTTGTACCTACAGTAGTGCCGCCATCTGTCAAGTTAAGTTCTGCTGTTGTAGCTGTTACGCCATCCATGATGTTCAACTCTGCTGCAGTAGCAGAGATAGCTGTACCGTTAAAGTTAATAGCATCTATATGAGCAGTGCCATCTACGTACAAGTCCTTGAACTCTGTACCGGATGCTCCCAAGTCAACATCGTTGTCCGTTACGGGAACAATTGCCCCGTCTTGAAAACGAACCTGTTCTACTGTAGAACCTGCACCACCAGCATCTACAAACACACCTACACGATTGTTTGTATTGTCAACAACAACCTTGTTTAGAGGCGTGGCAACACCGGGGTCTCCAATCAAACCAATGACTGGACCCTCTGCTGCCGTGCCGTCGTGTTTGTGACCAGATGTGTTTACGAAGGCTGCAAGTACTTGGTTAAATTCATCGTTACTGTGTGCAGCGGTGATAACGTCACCATCAGTAAATGTCGATTGACGGGTGTAACCTGCCATGTTTTATCTCCTTCCACCCGGAGTAAATTCCAGTTGGTATCCTTTGATTGAAATTGGGTCGGCACCATCCGCATCGTCTAAACGAACAGACACGGTAAATCCACTACCCTCAATTCTCTGTCGAACGATAGGCTCCCCTGATGAACCGTAAACGGCTGTTCCGTATGCGTTAGTTCCGTAGATGGCAGATGAACCACCAATAGTAAGTGGGTAAGGATTGGGTTGGGGTACGCTAGTAGAGCCAAAGTCATACCTGATGCGGAAGTCTGAATCAACCGGACCCTCGTTATTGTAGTTCCAGATAATTCTTTGCATCATTTTTCTGATGCCAACATCCCCCATTGTGTAAGCGGGGGACTCATACAAAGCAGATATGTTTGTTCCGTCGAACTTTGATGTGTCTTCCTGTTTGTATACGTACCCGTCGTACCCACCGTGAACTATGGTTTCAGTCCCACTAATAAACCCTGAAGCACAACACGCAGGTTTCATTCCTGTTATGTCAGCGTACTCCCATCCAACACCGCCCTCTACACCGGACTTTATAACTCCTATAATTCCTGAAGCAGAACCTACAGCTTGAGAGTCGCCGGGAAAGAAAAGTCTGTATTGGCTTTTGCTTCTGATTACAAGGGATGATATACGGTCAGTTGTAACGTTGTCTAAGCGAGGCTGAATTTGTTTGGATATGGTTCCAAGTTCAACGTCACCAATTCTTTCAGTACCAGCAATGGTTCGCAAACCGTCGGGAGCAAGATAAACAATATCACCTGATATCTCTTGAATACTGAACCCGTCTACGCAACCAATCTTTCTGGTTACAGGAACTACGGCAAAGTCCGAAAGGCTGGAGCCTGTTATCTTAAAGATTGAATCTTCACAAAAAACAAACAAGTTTTCACGGAAGACTTTTATACCTACGATAACACCGTCTACTTTTATAGACCCTGCACCCGAACCCCCTGTAAAGTCATCTTCGTCAAAGGGGACACTAAATATAAGTTCTTGAGGGGTAGCAGACATGCCAGCGTAAAAAGCGTGGCTTCTAAATATCTCTACAAATTTCGGGTCTGCAGGTCTGCCGGATGCACTTATGTCACTCACAGATGAGTTGTCAAATATGGATGCGAGGTTGGCACCATCCACCATAATCATCTTGTCAGTGCCGTTGAAGTTGTAATTTACAAAGTTGTATCGCCCGGCACTGGTGCGGCCTGTGTCAATACTTGTGTAGCCGCTACCCGAACTCTTAAATACAGATGTTCCCTGTGCAACAATCACTTGGTTTTTGTATATATGAACACCAAGAATTGTACTGGTTGAACTCCCAACCTGTGCAGAGTCAAACTTAGAGAACCCACTTATACGGCGGTAGCCACCGTTTATGTCAGGCTCAAAGTTTTTTAACTGTATTGCAGCCCCTTGAGGTAGAGAAAAGGTATCTTTATCAAGAACCAGACCACCACCTAGACGTACAACATAGGGACTCTGTAGTGAAGTATCTGGCATTAAACGGCTCTCATGTAGTCCTTACGGTTGATAAGTTCGACACGCATACGGTTCAAACCCTGTTCGTAATCTCTCAATGCAAGCTGTGAAAACTGAGTATCCGAACGTAACATGTGAGTGTAGTAACGAGCGCGGTTTACGATAACGTCGTGAAATCTCTCAGGTATAGCAGGTGTGTCTGTTGCTGCAACCATGTCTGAATGTGTCGCGTAGTAATAATAACGAACAGTGTAGGTAGCTACATCAGGAACCGGGGACAAACCTATTTTTTCATCAGGAGTCTGATAAACGAACCGGGGAAGACCTTCACTATCCCCTGTTGGGTTAGTGTCTGTTTCATTTAAACTTTCAATGTATTCATTAAATGATACATACTTTAAAGTTCTTTCTGCAGTAGTTGCAGACTCTTGAACAGTAAAGGTATCAAAGTCTATTGTCTTTGCCGCAGCAGGTGGGGTGTACTCTGCTGTGCTTGCAGTTGTGGTAAAAGAAGTAGAAACAATAGTAAAAGGCCACTGAACTTCAGAGTTTATAATGTCACGTTGGGATTTGTTTATGAAGTCCTTTACAGAGGTCTGTATGCCTCTGCTCGAACCAATTGTTGTGAGTTCAACTTCGTTGACTTCGCGTAGAACAGCATTTATTAGTTCAAGAAATGTCATGGTTTGGTTTGCTCTTCTTTTGTCTTAGTTTGTACTGTTTGACACCACTGGGTAGAGTTCGTAAAAGCTTTAGGTCTTCTTTTTTGTACACTGGTAGGAACTTTGTTTTTCTTAAATCAACTGGCTTTAACAGTTGGTGACGTATCACTTTTTGTTCCAGTCTAGTACTGTGCGGTGCTTTTTCCAAAACCAGTTGCCGATACAAGTAAAGGGCTTACCCATTGAGAGTAAAGCCCAGCCTAGCTGTCTAATCAAACAGGGACGGATATCTGTCATCCGTGATTTCATCCAATGCCTCAAGCCTACTATTTGCTTCTTCCCAACTTCCAAGAGCCTTATCCATTTCCGCAAGAAGGTCTGGATGCTCCCCAATAGCTGTTGGATTTTGGAGGTAATTTGTGAGAGTATATTTTGCACTTTTTTTCTGTGCCTCGTATCTATGACGTAGTGCGTCTATTGCAAGTTGTTTCATGGTATTCCCTTCAAAAGTATTATATACGAATTTTGAAGTTTAGTCAAGAATTTAATTGACAATCCCTGATGCGGTAGAAATCATCAAAGCTATAAAGAGTCCAAAGCCGACTGCAATAACCATTGCTATCACAAACCCTACCTTGATGTTATCCATCATTTCTTCTTGTCGTAGGATTTCTGCTCTTCGTGCGGCGGCGGCAGCTTCCTTTGCGGCTTGGATACGTTTCGCTCTTTCAGCTACGATGCCCTTCCAAGTTCCCGGCCCAAACCTCATGTCAACCATTGTGGCTACTTCTTGGAGTTTTTCTGCAGCGATACGTGCATCAATGACTTCACGGGCAACAGTGTCTACACCAAACTGGTCCCCTAGACCTACGCTACCCGCCTTTTTATTGCGGGTTTGTTGTACCTGTTTTTCACCCTCGAACAGATTATCTATGTAACCTGCTATGTCTCCAATGTCGTTGGCGGTTCCTATTGCAGATTTGATACCGTCTACTGCACTCTTCACAAGGGCTATACCTGCGAGTGTTTCTGCAATCATTAGGTTACTTTCGTTTTGGTTGTGGTTTGCAAATTGCGGTTATTCTTGAACTACCCCCCTCTGGTAATGGAACAGGGCGTTGACTAGACAATCTACGGGCAAAATAAAGACACCTGTCCATGTCTTCAAATACTTGGGTTCTGTCTATTAGTTGTGAGTTTAGATAAACGGAAAGAACAAACTCTATCATTCTACTATGCGAACTATGTAGTTGGAGCCGTCTGCATTTTTGGATACTTCAACAGTCTTATTCTCACAGGAGTATCGCACTGTCTGGCTCTTCTTGTACAAGTTCCTTTCTATGGTTCTTTTAGCTTTTAAGCACTTTGATATCTTTTCAAATGCCGTGTGTTCAGAAACGTCACCGCCCATATACAAGATAAGAGTTATGGTTTTAATGATTTCCATTTCTTATTTTCTCTAAGTTTTCTTCTAGGGCGTTTAATCGCTTCTCGTAGAACTCTAGGGTTAGCTTCTGCTGTTGGTCGTAGGGGGCTTTGCCCTCGTCTATCTGTGTAGACAAATCATCCAACTCATTTGCCAGATGTTCGATAAGCATAAACTGTTCGCTGTCGGCAGGTAGGCTACCCATTTCCCCACGGGGCCATTTAATGCGAAACTCTGTGTTCTGGCCCAAATCAGCTTCCATCATTGTGATGTTTGTTTCTATCTGGTTCAGACGTTCTATGATACCAAAGTATGCCCATGTTGCTACACTAGCAGCAGCCACCATACTTATGATGTTACGTAGGGGTAGCGCAACTTCTGTGTTCTCGTTTAGCTTTGTAGCCATTATTCAATACCTAGTATCCTAGATAATCCAAAAACCTCTAGCAGCATGAAGGTAAAGAACAACAACAGTATGCTACCTGCTATCAATTTGCCGCTAAAGTTTGTTGACCCTATTCGGATGGCAATGAACTCGTTGCCCAGTATTCTAAGTATCAGTTCAAAACTGTTTTCAGTGATGCTTACGGCTACGGGCTTTTCTGTATCAGTCATTCTCTTTATCCATTGCAACGCAGAAACAATTCGCATCAGGATTGTCGAACCCGTGTTCCGTTATAGATACGTGACAGTGAGAAAACCACTTGTGTGTGGAGTGTACAACAGCCTTCACCTCAACGAGGTTAGCCGCAATAACACAGAACATGACTACGCCGCTAGTTGCCAAGACTTACTCGCATCTAATCCCATCCACTTACTCCACTCTGCGTAGTAGTGTCTCATGCCAACTTCATCGTGAATAGTGCTATTCTCATGTCGTCCGTGTAGGATGTTTCGAGGTTCTGTTCCCTCGCGCATTGTTGTACCCTGACCAGCTACACCAATAAGGTCTTCGTGCAGGTTACGTCCGAACGGACCCCAAATAGAGTTGTGATGCTTGATACGAGTCGCACGTTCTTTTGGGGTATCCTTTTTAAGACCATAGCCGCGAAACTCAATAAGAACCTTGTTTGGCCCAAGAGGTGTAACGCTATCGCTTCGATAAGCACTACCACGAAGATTAAAATTAAATCCGGGGAACAGGTCAACCATGTACCATTGATTGGGTGGCAGGTTAGGGAAACTAAGCTCTCCTCTATCCTCAAAGCCGTCGTACTCCTCGTAGTTAACGGTGAAGCTGCTAACATTAACATGTCCGTTATCGAATGGTATGTTTTTTCTAGCAAAGTATTCATCGTTAAAACCTGACACACGATTAAAGTAGTGCATGAAATCGTGGTAAAACTCGCTGTTGGTATCGTGCCACAGCTTGTAGTTTGTATCCACTACTGCTTTGTGATAGTGAAAGACTTCCATCTCTTCAGTGTCGATGGCATCTGTTATACAGTCGAATGCTCCTGCTGTCCATTGATCCACAGTCATGGGGTTGTTTTGATCAAGTGTAGTCCATACCATACCCCCGTGCTTGACTTCACACGGCAACTCTTTCCACATTCCTGAGTGATATGTTAAGGATAGATCGTTGCCAGAGGGACGTTTAACGTTATCAGAAAGAAACGTTCTAACTTTGCCATCTTCAAACCGTATAGCCACTACGTTGTGCAATGCTATTTGTGTTGTTCTAAAGTCACCTAACTTAGGTAACTCACTAGAATGACACATAGGCACCCAAACTTTAGAAAATATGTTTTCTATCTCTTGTGCATATATGTCGTAGCTAGAGTATATCAGCGAACTGATGTGTTCTACTTTAGGAGTCTTGAGCCAATCCTTATGATTGCATGGTGGCATCTAAGCTTTTCCTCGTTTATAATAAGATTTCATTTTTTTATGAATATCTTTATTCAAGGGAACATTACCCCTATATGAACCTTTTTTACCTTCTTCAAATTCAATAATGGGATTCTGAAAAGTAAAAGGTTGCATATTTTGTTCTCGTTCTTTTTGTTTTTCTTCAGAGTCTTGAGCAGAACGGGGCTGTTTATATCTCATTATCTTGTCTCCGCTGCGCTAGAGGCTCGACGAGGTTGTACACGACCACCGTACATTTTACCTTTTCTGTACTTACCAGTTCCTTTTACATAAGCAACATAGTCCTCTGCTGAATCAAGGTAATCAGGCAAATCAATACCTTGCTCTTTATATGTCTTTTTAAGTCTACCTATATTACTGTTATAATACCCTATGTGAAATTTTTCAGGAGCAGACTTTGGAGGTACTTTAGTTCTATCCATTCCCTCTGCACCAAAACCCATAGCAGATTTAACTGTCTCGACTACCGCACCCACTTGTTCTTTCGCGCTTTTTCTACCCGTTGTTTGAGATAAATTTGTTGTCATCTTAGAACTCCCCCGCTTTCATTGCGTCCGAAAGTTTAACAGCCCTCGAACCTACCTGCCTCGCCCATCTCGAATCCATCATCTCAAGTGATGCTATTTCGTAGTTACCATCGTAGATTGCGGCCCACATGTTTTTAAACTTGCACAACCGGGGAACTCCCATATTGAATGCCATATCCATCAATATCAACTGTCTTACACTATCTAGGTCTTCGACGCAAGGATGAACTCGACACAGTTCGTTTTCGACTATGCGGATGTCGTTCATGGCAAGGTAACGAGCGTCGGCTTCAGTAATACCATGTTCGTAGATTACATCCATACTTGGGATGTCCATGTACTCTAGTTCTTCTTTGGTAATACCCCTGTCTTTGAGGTTCCTACCTATACCTATAGTTTCGATGCCCAGACTATCTTCATACACTGTAAGGACCATGCCCTCGTGGTGAATTAGTTTATCTAGGAAAAGTTCTGTTCTGTATTTCATTTGGCCTTACCCCAGCTAATTATTTCGTCAATGGTTCGTCCACATCCGATACACTTAACTCTTTCCTTGTCCAATACACAAATTCCTTTGCACGGACTCTTACTTTCTTTTGGATTCACGCGACCTAGTTTCCACAGTGCTACTTGACTCGTGACCCATCCACACAGCAAAAGCCCCCGTCATAGCCCCTACAACCGTCGATACAAATGCAGTTTGTTGGGTCGTTGCACTCGCACCTAGAGCCATGAACCACTGAACCACCTGATAACTCATCAGTGTCATTGCCAACATCATCAGTCTTGGAAGGATTCGCCATGCTAATATTTTCTCCATTGTATATGTCATTTCTTACCAAAGAACTTTGTCGCTGACCGGACTCCAAAGCTTGCAGCAACAATAACGCCCAAGCTGTACTGGTACCATTCAGGCATTTGCTCCAATTGTTGAAATCCGTTACGTACAAGGTCTTCCATTCCCGGTATAAAAGCTAAAATAAGTGGTATGCTAAATAGTATGGTGAGCCATTCGTCTTTCCAAGATGACTGGCTACCCTTCGCCATCTCCAAGTCCCAGTCAATTTCCCCCGTAGCTTTTTTCTGCATAACTACGGCTTCGGCTTGTGCCTTTGCTACCTTAGTAGCTGACTGGGCTTTCTTCTCCGCTACTTTGCCGGACATCCATGTGCCAGCAAGGTCTGCTATTGGTCCAATCAGGGCTGTTAACATTTCCACCTCTTTCGTGCTTGGCGTAAACGACTATTCGGGTTCTTTGCAGCTTTAGGAAACTTCTTCATCTGTCCGGCTGACCTATCACAGTAAGCCTTGCGACGTTTAGCTGCCTTACTTCCCGGCTTTACTTTCCCCGTCACAGCAGTTTTTAGTTTGCTTCCGGGGTTGGCTCTTCTATGAGCAGCTACACCTTTAGCTGTCATACCTGCACCAGACTTGGTAGGACGATAGTTTGCATCCTTGCCCTTAGTAGTCTTAGGGATTGGTTTTTCTCTACGCCTTTCTGACACGAGATTTTTTCCTTTTTGCAGGAGTTCGTTTTTTACCAGATGCAGTAACAGACCACTTTACTGCTTGTGGTCCTGTCTTCTTAGCTGCTTCTTTTTTACTTATACGCTTGGCAACTTTAGCAGGTCTACAGGCTGGGTAGGGACGTTTCTTTTTCTCTTTACCAGAACGACCACATTTTTCTCCGGTCTTTACGTCTATCCAATTTTCACCAAACCATTTTTTTAAGCCAGTAGCAGCCATTATGCGTAAGTTCCCCCACGCTTTTTGTATTTTTTAACTAACCATGCCGACCCATATGCGCTGGGCCATTTTTTAAATTTACGTTTAGCTTCTGCTTTAACGCTTGCATATAGCTTTGCGTTCTTTGGCTTTGGACTTTTAGATGCCATTGTGTATTTACCCCCGGCAAAGGTTGTTGCTTTTATCACGAAATAAATAAAGAGTCAAGAGGGGCAAGTTGCCCTGCCCCCCAAGTATTATTTAGGCAAACGGTGCGCCTGTTCCGGGATCACCCAGATCACACATCACTGCAACACAACGGATTTTACCGTCAAATGTAGCAGTAACACCAAGAATGTCGATGTTATCTGCTGCAGTGTACAGCTTTGCAGTTTGACCAAATTCTTGTGCAACGGCAGAACCGCTAACATCAGTTACCCAAGTGTCAGCAGCAGCAGCATCACCCATGTCGATTGTAGGTGATCCTGTAGATGCGGCCTGATACACTTCGATACCTGCCATCAAGACCAGAGTGTTGTCTGGAATCTCAAAGACGTTAACGATGTCACCAGCAGCAAGATTAGTAGATGTGAAGTCGAGAACAACTTCAACAGTCTGCATCTTCTTACCAAGAGGGATACCAGCTACGGCACCAGTTACATTATAAGTAGCCATGTTTCAAGTCTCCCTTATGCAAAGTCTACAACGCCGCGAACGATTGCTTCTTGGCGAAGTACTTTTTGCCCAAAAACATGTAGTCCACGAATAACGTCGGAAAACGATTCAGTTGAACGAACCACTTCTGTTTTCGCAATGTGCGAAGCAGTAGAGGTGGATGACATGTGACCTGCAAGAACAATGTTCTCAGAACCATCAGTTGCGAGGGTTGCAGATGCGTCT